TTTGTGTTGAAGCCAATAGATGAGAACCTATTAGAGATTTACCACTACCTTCTAAACCATTTAACTCTGTGATTTTACCTACGGCAACTCCACCATTTGGTTTGTTTGAAATAGCGATATCTAACATTGTTGAACCAGTTGAAATCCAATCTGTTACATCAGTTGGGTTAGAATCTTCGTCAAGAAAGTAAGCAACCTTTTGATGTTTGAACTGTTTATTTAATTCATCGGCTATTACTCCAGCCAATTCGTCTTTTTTAGACATAACTTTTTTCTCCTATGATGTTATGAGTGAGAGAGTGATGCTCAACCAGTCATTCCTATGTTTCATGGTATGTGAATGTGCATCTCACTCATTAACGATTGATTACTAATTAACTATTGAACAACTCATCAAATGCGTCTTCAACATTTTCTGTTTTTGCAGTAGCAGTAGTTCCAGTGTTTGATGTTGGAGCAGTACTAGCAGCTACACCATTAGATGTTGTAGTTGTATTTGTTGTTGTTTCTTCATCAGATGATGGATTTAGATAATTAGCAAGTGCTTCTTTTAATTCATCATAAGTAGGTTCTGTATAAAGTTCTGTTAAATCTGCTTGATTATCAAACACATTTTGTAACAGTTCTTTATTATCAGTAATTGGAGTTTGATTAGGTTTAACTCTCACTGTAGTTTTACCATATTGATTTCCAGCCTCAGCAGGAGTCTGTCTTTCAATCATAATATCTCTACCATTAGTAGCATCTGTAATATCACCATAATCAGGATCAGCTATTACACCAAGAAGTTCTTGATATACTGTTTTACCAAATCCCCAAAACTTAACACCTTCAGATTCTTGACCTCTAACAATCACAGGTGCAAAAGTACGCATTTTAGGTTCAAGTCTTTTACCTTGAATCCATTCGTCTTTAACTCCTGTAGATTTTAGTTTATCAGCAAATTCTTGAACTGGATCTGGTCTACCAAATGAAACAGGTGACATATAAGTTTTATTATTTCCTAAATTATAATGAAAGAATAATTCTATAAAAGGATTAGCTTTATTATGTTTATAAGGAACAATTCTAACTACTTGTTTACCTGGTTCAGGTTTCCAAAAGTTTTTAGTTGTTGAAGTTTGAGATTGCAGCTGTGTTAGCCGACTTTTTATTTGTGAAATATCCATTGATATTCTCCTATGTTTTATTATTTATCGTTTATCGTTTATGGTTAATATAACCATTATTACTTACAATATACATCATTTTTGATATATAAGTCAAGCTTTTTTTTTAATCAACTGAAATTATTTTATAAATTCTAGTTGAAATCTTATTTAACCCATCTGAGTTAGTTACCATTAAGGTATTTTTAAAATTTTCCCACGGCACTATAAATTTACTATCTATTATACCATTATTTAGATTAGCAATTACTTCATTTAGTGCATTTATTGTATATAATGTATTTGAATGTTTCTTTCTGTGTAATGATATAGTTCCTTTAACATCATTATAATCTGCACCTTTTGATAAATCTACATTATATGTACATATTAATTCATCTGTATTATCTTCATTTTGTAATACATATACCTTTTTAAATGCAATTGTATAAGCGTCTGTTATTCTTTTAACAGTATTTTCTAAATCTTTTTTAGTTGTAAATGTAGCTAATAGTTGTGTTTTCAATTTTTAGCTCCAGTTTTTCCTTTTAGACATTTTGCAAAATCTTTACCAAAATGACCAAGTACAGAATTTACACCAACACCTTTTGTTCTATAAACCTCTTTACCTATTTCTACAGGTTTTCCATCACCTTTATGGTCTAATGTAATTGAAGCTCCATCAGCATCTGGTCTTAATCTAGCTCTCAAATGATTATATAAAGCATCTCTACCTTCTGGTGTATCTGTATCACCCTCAAATCCACTTAAATCTTTCAAACATTCTCTCATCATTTTTGAATTTACATTATGACCATCAATACTCATATCACCAATATCTTCTTCATCACCATAAATATATCTATCTAAATGCATCTGCTTCATCCACCCTTCTACATAAGATTGTGTATGTGGACCATTATCTGGTGGTTTTGGTGGTGAATCTGGATTTTCCTCTCTAAATTTATCATCTGCAGTTCCTAAATCAGTTACTATTTGTTTATGTGCAATTGCCATAGAATCTCTTGATTCCGCACCTACATTTTCAATCCAATCCATATCTTCTGATAACATAGCATCTAATGTTTCTTCATCAAAAGGTGTGGGAGCATTATCCCCCTCTTGATTTTTTAATGAATTTAATCTATCTAATGTTAATTTTCTTATTTCTTCTTCTGACTTATCTGGATATTTTTCCTTTAAACTTCTATAAACATCTCTAGCTTTTTTAACATTATCTGATAATTTAATAACCAATTTTCTAACAGCAGTGGTATTATCACCATCTTTAGCCATTCCTAATACAGCCGCTGCTATATCATCATCTGAATATGGTGGTTTTATTCCATTCTTTTCGAGCCATTTATTTATCTTTTTACCTACACCTTTATTATTATCCATTTCATTTCTGAGGTCATTAATATAATTTGCTCTACCTTTTTGACCAGAATCAAAATTTGAAAAAAGTTTACCACATTTATTTCTTTTTGAAAAATCTCTCGGATTTGTTTTACTTTCTCTAATAGCAGCTCCAGGTCCTTCTGCTGCTTTTTCAACTTGTGAAGCTCCTTTATTTATTATATTATTAAGATTTTTACCAATATTTTTTGATTGTTCAGGAGATAATCCATTATCATTTGCAACATCTTTTAATGTTTCCTCTATAACTTTTCCTCTTGCTATAATACTTGAATTAAAAAGTGGGTCACTCCATGATTTCTTATTTGATGTATGTTTAAAAGCTACATGTCCATCATTGGTAATATATAAAATACCAGTATCAGTATCTTTTCTTTTTTTAATAAATTTTAATTGTCGTTCATAATGTGCTATAGCTTTCTCATCACCATTCTCTTTTGCTTTTGCTAATTTTTGTTCAAACATACTAATAAGTTGTTTTTTACTAGCACCTTTTTCATTTACTGGATCCATAATACCCAAAGGAAATCCGTCTGGTTGTGGATTTTTATAATTATATTCTGGGTTTGATTCCAATTCTTTAATTTCATTTTTACCAGTTCTGTATGCTACTCCCATCCATACTTTTATTTGTTTATCTGTCATTCCATCTGAAATTGGTGAATTTCTAACATCATCAAAATGTTTATTAATAAATTCTTCTTCTGTCATATCTGGATTAGCAGCAATTTCTTCAGCTGATATCCCACCATACATCTCACCTATCATAGAACCACCAGTTCCAGGAGAAGCCTTTAATCCTTTAATTATACTTTCCCTATCTTTTTGAAATTTAGCAACCAAATCTGTAGATTGATATTTACCTTTATCAGTTTTTGGTTTACCTTCCTTACCCCAAGGTTGTCCTACTCTACCTAATTTTCTATTATGTGCATTATCAACATAGTTTCTTACTTTTTCTAAAAGTTTGGGAGCAAATCCTGGAGGGTATTTACCTTCATATATTATATCTGAAAGTATTACTATATGATATGGATCATTTAAATCTATTATACCAGTAGGTACTCTATAAGACCATTCAGTCAATATTTTGTCTATATTAAATCCCATTATAACCTTTCGGAAATACTCTTCATTTCCCCATAATTCAAACCAGCTTGTGATTTTGTCATATGGCCATTTCTCTCTAAAATATTCTTAATTTCTTTCAATACAATAACTCCGTCTTGTTTAGAAAAATCAAATAAGAAACTATCATATCCATATAGTACTAATTTTGTTTTCTTCCCTAATAAATAGTGTTGTAATTTAATTATTGTCTTAATATTTGACTCTGTTTCATTCGCTTGAATTAAATAATTAAAAAGTTTGTTTCTATTCAAATCTTCATAGTTTTCGAATAATAGTTTCCGTCTATAAATATCAGTTGAAACAGAATTATATCTATTTATTTCATTCCATTTCTTATTTATATAATTGTATGTCAAATCAAAAAATGGTACTTTTTCTCTTGTTTCTTTATCTATTCCACCATATAATAATTTAAATGATTTCTGTTTTGATTCTTCATATGTACAACCATACCAATCTGCCAAATGTTGATGTACTGAATTTTCATCAAATGTATGATATCCAACCAAATCAGCAATCAATCTTAAATGATATGCGTCATAATCAAACTCAACCATCATATCATTTTCAGGTATAAATGCCTTTCTTTGTTCCTTTGTCAATGCTGCAAAATTAACTGAACCAAATGCATTTGAAGGTCTTCCAGTTGATGTCCATAGATTATATCTTGTATATAACTTACCATCTGATATATGTTTCTTCACTCTTATATCAAATATATCACATATATCATCAGATACTTTAATACCATTCTTTTCAATTGAACCAAATGCTTTAATAACATCATTCATATAATCATCATTCTCACCTGTATATGCTTTAACCATTCCTTTATAAACATCACTACAATACTCATTATGTTTCGATAATGGTATGATTTCGTTGAGTTTTTTTACATTGTAGAACTTACTACTCAAAAAATCTATGGCATTATTACGAATATTTCCATCAAATGGTTTACCTGTTTCGTTCCACCAAATGAAGTTTTTATCTACAACATCTTTAAATTCATAGAAATGATT